GCAAGAGCGAGCACTGGATGAACAGTATGAACAGCGCCGTGTTGCGATTGAAAATGACGTAAGACTTACCGAAACGGCGCGATCATCGAGATTGAGCGCATTGCGCTATGAACAAGAAGATAGAACGCGCGCACTGCGAAACCGCTTTGAAAACGAGCGCAAAGAGCGCAGCCGACAGCTGCGTGATGCACAGCAGGCTGACGAAGACGCTTTGAATGACCAAAAAACAAAGGAAGAAGAAATAATCAAAAAATCATCTGATCGGCAAAGTGAAGTTATCAAAAAGGGAGCGCAAGATCAAATTGATGCGCTAGCAGCTGGTGAGCGCGGACCTGAGGCATTCCGCAAGGCAATGCAACGCCTTGGCGTTAGCGCAGTGGATGCAACGGGCAAAATTCGCCCAACTGGCGAGGTGATGCTGGACATTGCCACAGCGCTTGCAAAGCTCCCTGATGGAGCCGACAAGGCCAGTCTTGCAATGGATCTCTTCAACAAGAAGCTAGGACCAGGCTTAATCCCAGTGCTAAACAATGGCCGCGAAGGCATCGAAGCCTACAACGCAACGATCACAACTGACTTCGCGCAGAGTGCCGCAGTCTTCAACGACAAGATGGGAGAATTGCAATCAAGGATTGACAAGCTTACAACATCACTAACCAAGTCTGGGTTACTGCCTTTCTTTGACAAACTGCTGGACGGTCTTACGAGGCTTGGCAATGCCTTCGGCAGAATGCCTGGGTGGCTTCAAGCAACGACAGCGGTTTTGGGCGGATTGCTTGTAATCTTGCCTGGGATCGTATCGTTCCTGCTCAACATCATCCAGCTAGCAGGGGTGCTGGGGCTAACCTTTAGTTCCGCTGGCAGCATCATTGCTGGCATCCTTACAGTCATTCAGCTGACCTTCGCTGGTGTGCTGACCTTCCTGTCTGGCACCGTTTTGCCGGCGCTGCTGGCGTTCTTCTCTGGCCCAGTCGGCTGGACGGTGCTGGCTGTTGCAGCTGTGGTTGCGATGTGCATTGCATTCAGAAAGCCGCTGGGTGATTTCTTGAAGTGGCTGTGGAAGTGGGGCGAACCAATCCGCAAGTTTTGGCTTGATCTATGGAATGGTGCAGCAGGCTTTGCAAGAAAAGCATTTGAGACTGCTGCCGGTGTGGTGAAGAACATCTTTCGCGGCATTCTTCAGTACGTTGTCGATCGGATCAATCTTGCAGTTGGATTGATCAATGTGCTGATCAAAGCGTTCAACAAGCTGCCAGCGCCTGACATCCCGCTGGTGCCACCGATGAAAGTGCCAGCCTTTGCGCAGGGCGGCACCGTCAACCGGCCAACGCTTGCGATGGTTGGTGAAGGTGGCCAGCGCGAGTACATCATCCCCGAATCCAAGATGGCGGCAGCCAGCAGCAGCTTCCTGGCTGGTGCTCGAGGTGATGCCGTCCTGGCCGGCGGTGGCGGCAAGTCGCCAGTGATCAACATCACCACCGGCCCGGTGATGGAGTTCGACGGCCAGCGCTACGTCACCGTGACCGACATGGAACGTGCCATGCGGTTGACGGCCGAGGGTGTGCTGGGCCGCATACGCACGCCAGCAGCACGCACTGCGCTGGGGATCCGCTAACCAATGGCACGCGCTCAATCCCAGTACATCAGGATCTATGACAGCGCCGGTGTCTCCTACACCCGCTGGCAGTCTTATTACGCGCACGCCACCGTCACATGGAACAGCGCACAGTGGAACTACCAGCCGTTTGAGGCTGATGGCATTACGGCAGGACAAACCGGCGATGAGAGCGGCATCAGCATCACGCTGCCAGCCACCAGTCTGGTGATGACTGCAGTCACCACCGCACTGCGTGATGCCCGCCTGGTGGAGCTGCTCATCTACCAGTTCGATCCCGTGCTGGGCAATCTCACGCCACAGACCGGCCAGGAGCTGATCGCGCAGTACAACGGCGAACTGGTGAGCGCCAACGGCAGCTTCACTTCAATCACGATGCAGCTGGGCACCAGCCTGGCGCCGGTTGGAGCGCAGATCCCACCGCGCACATTCACCACGGCATTGATCGGCAAGGGGTGCAGGCTGTGAACATCATCACCACCGCTGACCCACTGGCGCTATTGGCTATCGAGGCAGGGCAGGTTCAGCCGCCACTGAGTGAAGGCGCTGCTGAGGGCTCCAGCCAGCTGGATACGCAACAGCGCTCGATCGTGATTGGTGAGCCGGTGCCGATCGTCTTCTGCCGCCGCGATGAAACCAACGGCACTGGCGGTGTTCTGATCAGCCCTGGTGCATCTGAATGCCGGTTTGAAAACGACATCACCAACAACGTCACGGCCTATTACCACCTCGTCTTGAGTGAAGGGCAGATCGGCAGCATCCAGGTGCGCGACATGTTCCAGCGCAGTTGCAGGGTTGGCAGCTTCAGCCAGACCTACAACCGCCGCGCTGGCACCTGGACACCAGGCAATGTGATCGTGGCCCGCGCAGGCTACACGATGCCTGAAGCCAGCTACTACTGCGGCACCGTAGGCGTCTATTCCGACATGAGCACGCTGAGCTTCAGTGTGACCATTCCAAACGGCTTCGACCAATGGAACCGTCAGGTTCATTGCTTCATCCGCAATGGAATGATTGTCACCCGGCTGGTAGATAACGTCACCGGATCAAGCAACAACTATGCCGACCTTGTGCACTGGTGCCTGATCAATAGCAGCAAGATCCCGAGCACGCTGGTCGATACAACGGCACTGACGCGAGCGGCCAATTTCTTGAACACCAATCGCTTCAACTGTGATGTCAATCTGAAAGAGAGCACAAACCTGCCAGACCTTCTGGCAAGGTTCTCGCCATACCTCTTGGTGACTGAAACCAGAAACCTAGGCAAACGTGGCTTGCGGCCACTGCTGCCAATCAATAACGACTACACAATCAATACAGGCTCTATCAACTGGGAATTTACGTTTACAGAGGAGCACGTACTGCCCGGCAGCTTTGAGATTACTTACACCCCATTGGCAGATCGCAAGCCGTTCTGTGCTCAGATGCTTTGGCGTCAGCAGCTGACTGATGACTTCGGCATCATCCGCACCGCTGAAGTGCGCTATGGCCAGACGGCATTAAATGGTCCGTTTGAGCAGCACGACATGAGCGCGTTCTGCACAGTCGAGAATCATGCCGTGAAAGCTGGCGCCTACATCTTGGCCAGGCGCAAGTACATCACCCATACCCTGCGCTTCTCCTGTCGCCCTGGTGTCTTCAACACTCTGCTGGAGCCTGGCGACATTGTGCGGGTGACGCTGACCCGTGCTGCCAGCGGAACGGCAAGTGTCGATCACGATTTCCTGTATGAGCTGAACCGCGTAACCAAGACACTGCGCGGCGATCTGACACTGGAGCTGACGCACTTCCCGGTTGACAGCCAAGGCCGCAGCTTGGTGGCTGTTGATGTGGCGGCAGCCGTTGGATCAGGCGTGGTGCTGACCAGCAACAAGAGCGGGGTTGGCTGCGACATCAACAGCAGCACAGATACCAGCGTGCCAGCTGAGACGTTCACGAATGGCACACCACTCGACTTCGGGTCAAGCCTGACAGGCGGCATCGAAGCGCCTCCTGGTGCTGCAGAGACAAATCCACCGGATCCGTATGAGCCGCAGCCGTTCCTGTCGTACAACGGCACCAGCAGCACCGGCACCGACCCGATCGGCCAAGGCACGCTGATCAGGCCCGATGCTCCCTGTCCTAGTGGCGTTAAAGTTTCGTCCTGGTACGTCAATGGCGTCTTGGTAGCGCAGATTGACGTGGCAAATAGCACATTTACCTACATCGACGAAACCCGGCTCAACCAGCCTGGAACACCACAGATAGGGGTAAGCCTATCTGGCGGTGACCCCGGCAGTTTCATACTGTTTGGCGATCAGGGCAACGAGTATCTCAATGTGATCGAATGCCTAGATGGCACCAAGAGCAGCAGCAGCGCAACAATGGGATCAGGAACTGTTGGCACTACTGGTGTTTTGACGTTTGAAACGTGCTTCAGCGTCAGTTGTTTCTATCCACTTGGATCAGCAGGTGGTGAGCAATGCTTTACAAGCTATGGAGAGCCGATGTGGATCGGTGAATATGATGCTGTATCACAGACGCGGCCAATGTACATCCGCAATAGTTCTAACGCTGTCACCACTGCCTACACCCTCCAGCCGCCGCTCGGTCCGCCACCTAGCTACACAATGCCGAACTATTGCACATTCAACGGTGGAACTGGTGGCACACCCAATGAGCCATGGACTGTCACTCCAATCGTTACGCTGAAGAATGCCAAGCGAAACGGTACGGTCGTTATCGACTACACAACAGTCTGATGGAAAGCCGTCTCGCTATCTGCAAATCCTGTGAGCAGCTGCTACTGCCGCAGTGGCAGTGCAAGATCTGCGGCTGCCTGATGCAGCTCAAGGCACGCATCCCGATGGCTTCCTGTCCTTTGGGTAAGTGGTGACATGTCAACCTTCCCTGCGCTAGCACCCAGCAGCCGCACCTTCACGCCAGGTGATTACCCACACTCAGCGTTTACAGGGCTTGGCGGCCAGCAGGCCAGAGTGCGAAACAGCACCGTCATGCTGTCCAGCCAGCTGAGAGTGAGCTTCATCGCTCTCACCGAAGCTCAGATGCTGTCAATCCTGAGTCACTACAACGGCCAACAGGGCAACTACCTGTCGTTCGACATTCCATCCACGCTGCTGTCAGGCGTCACAGCCGCTGACTACACACTGTCCGGCTACGCCTGGCGCTACATCGAACCGCCACAAGTCGAGGATCTAGGGCTGCAGCGCCATACGGTGACGCTGACACTGGAATCTGTACCAGGCGAAGGCGCCACGGTGGGCGGCTTGGAGCTACAGATCACATGCACGCTCGCAGCGGGCGCAGCCTTTGGTCAGCCAAACAGTCCGGTTGCCGCTGGATTCACGCTGCAGGTCGTGGCCATCTTCGACGGCGGCGCGTTTACCAATGGCACGGACGTGCAAACCAGCCGCCGGGATTGGACGATCCTTGCAACCTTCACGCCAGGTGCAGCTGATGGCAACCTAGCCAGCGGCGGTGCGCCGTATTGGCTGGACTGGGAATGGCAGGCCAGCGACATTCTGCCCTTCTAGGCTTTCTATACTGAAAGCAGGTAAGGCGTTGCCATGGCTGCACCAAACATCAAATCAGGCAGCTCCGTCACAACCGTCACCGGCAAGACGGTTGGCTATGCCGTCACCACCTCGATGGCTGCAGCGCTGAGCAACGCTGGCAGCAGCGGCAAGGTGCTGAAGGTGAACTCGGTGTACTGCGCCAACGTGGACGGCACCAACGCAGCGGACATCAGCCTGGAGCACTACAACGGCACCACTGGGTTTTCCATTGGCAAGACGATCACCGTGCCAGCTGATGCCACGCAGGTGCTGGTAACCCGCGAGGCATACATCTACCTGGAGGAAGGCCACAGCCTTCGCGCACAGGCCAGCGCTGCCAGCGACCTGGAGCTGGTCATCAGCTACGAGGACATCAGCTGATGCTCGGCTTCAACGGCGGTTTGATGGGCATCAGGCGCACGCCAACAAACGAGGCAGCATCTGGGCTGTGGTTTCAGAATGAGCAGAGCGTGGCAGAACGCGCTGGCATTTGGTATGGGGATCCTTATTTTTCCGATGTTTCTCTGCTGCTGCACATGGACGGCAGCAACGGCAGTACGACGTTCACTGATAGCAGTAGCAACGCAGTCGCAGTCACAGCCAACGGCAACGCGCAGATCAGTACAGCACAAAACAAATTTGGCGGATCATCTGGATCTTTTTCTAGCGGTTACATTATTACCCCAGCAAGTAGCCTTTTCAATTTTGGCACCGGCGATTTTTGTATTGAATTTTGGTGCTATTTCAACAGCGTTGCATCCAACCAACGTGTTGGCGGTGGAGACTTGCAGGCAGGTGGCGCATTCAACTGGGCAATTTACACTACCTCGTCAGGCCAGTTGGACTATTACCTAGGAACAGGCAGCACTTGGGACATAGCAGCTGCTAAGTCAATAGGTGCTATTTCTACGGGCCAGTGGTATCACGTCGCCCTTGTGCGAAATGGCACCACGTTTAACGGTTTCCTCAACGGAGTGTTTGGCGACATCACTACATCTTCAGCCGCCCTGGCTGCTAATTCAACAAACGGCGCCTTCTTTGGTACACAAGCAACGTCATACTTTGACGGGTATCTTGACGAGATCAGGGTTACAAAAGGTGTCAGTAGGTATGCGGCCAATACCAACTTCACGCCACCCGCCGGACCATTCCCGAACAGCTGATGCTCTACTCCCACCGCCAAGCCACCCCAACACCACTGCCGCATCGCATCCGCTTTGCGGATGGCAGCACCCGCACCGACAGCAGCACCTTCACGCCTGAGGAGATGGAGCGTGCGGGCTACAGCGGCCCCTACGAGCGCCCTGAGTGCAACCCGAAGCTGGAGACAATCGACTGGGACGGCACGCAGTTCCAGGTGCGCCCCTACAGCTTCGATGAGCTGCAAACGCAGCACGCCAAGGTCCGCAATCAGCGCATCGAGCTGCTTAAGGCCAGCGACTGGACGCAGATTGCCGACTACGACCTCGGCGCCGATCGTGACGCCTGGGCCACCTACCGCCAAGCACTGCGCGACCTGGCTGATGTCGCTAACCCGTTCGACATCACATGGCCGCAGCCGCCTGCCACCTCGGCAGAATGAAACCACCTGAGCATTAACTATGGCCAGCCTGCTCTACAACTCAGCCGTTGATGACATGGCCCGTGGTGCCATCGACTTCGACACTGACACCTTCAAGGTGATGCTGGTCACTAGCAGCTACACGCCCGACAAGGACACGCACGACAAGCGTGATGACGTCACCAACGAAGTCAGCGGCACTGGCTACACAGCAGGTGGCGTAACCAGCGTCTGCACCGTCACCAAGGACACCGCTAATGATCGCGTCACCCTCAGCTTTGCTGCTGTGAGCTGGGCGAGTAGCACCATTACCGCCAGGGGCGCCGTGATCTACAAGTCCACAGGTACTGCATCTAACGATAACTTGGTGGCCTACAACGATTTCGGCAGTGACGTTGCCTCAGCATCTGGCACATTTACGGTGGGCGCCAGCGTCATCACGCTGCAGAACTGATGGCTAAATTCCCAGCACTAACACCTACTGCCCGTCGGTACAACATGGGAGTATATCCCATGACGGAGGAGCAAACTGCAGCCAGCGGGGCGGTGCGGTTTCTCCATGGTGCAACCGCCTGTGGACACAATCTTGAACTTAGTTTTACGGGACTAACAGAAGCGCAGGCCAAGCTGCTCCGCGATCACTACCGCGAACAACAGGGCGGTTACTTAAGCTTCCCGCTAAGTACAGAAGCTTGGGCAGGCCATACTTCTTTCACCGACCTTGTGCCGATCTCAACCTACTGGTGCTATGCAGCACAGCCGCAAGAAGACCATATATTCACAGGACGTATTAGCGTCCAAGTAACACTAATTAGTGTGTTAGCTCCGTTGTAGGTACTTCCTCATGGCCGTCAAATCCAAAACCGCCCTAGGGCGAGTGGAGCACCAGCCGGGCCGCCCGAAGCGCACTCGCCAGGGGCAAGGCCAACACAGCAGACCCAACCACGGACGCAAAAAACTGCGCGGGCAGGGCCGCTAATCTAATTAGGTAGCACCGGCCGCCATGATTGAAGTGATTGCCGCCGTTGCTGGCGCATCCATATCTGTGGCGGCCATGGGTGCTATGGGATTTAGTCGCCGCAGCGACGAAGCCCGAGAGGCGGTAATACGCCTCACATCTGCAGTGGAGCACATCGCCACCCAACTCGAAGTGCTCCACACCGACATCAAAGACGACCGCAAAGAAACCTTCACCCGCCTCAACAGCGTCGAACAGCGCGTAACAAAGTTAGAGGTCCGCTCCTAATGCCCGTCATCCGATCCACCTCGTATCCCGAGGGATACGCCCTGGAACAACTGGAAAACGAACGCGGCGAAATCTTCTACCGCGCCTGCCACAACAGCATCTGTCGCTACGCCGAAGACGAATACATCGCCCGCATGTACCTCGAAGGCATGGGCTGGGATCCTACGCAACCTCCGACGGATTGATCCAATCCTCGATCTCCGCCTCCAGTCGCTCATCCCAAAACACCTGCGCTCTGAACCAGTCCCTCCACGGCGAACTGGCCTTTTGCACATTGCACGCCAAGCACGCTGGAACCAGATTCCGTGGATGCGTGTGCCCGCCTCTGCTCTTTGCCAGCACGTGATCTAAGGTCGCAGACCTCCCCAAGTCACAATCGCAGTAAGCACACCTATTCCGCCAGCGCCACAGAATATCTTGTCTAAACCTTAACTTCGCCTGCTTTT